CCACACGCACTTCGACGGCGCCGCCCTGACTGCGCCGGCCTTGGCCCGGCACTGGGCCCGCTGCGACATCGCGAAAGCCCACGGCCACGGCACGTCCCGCGAATACCCGGGCATGTCGCCCGACGACCCGATCATGCAGCGCAGGAATGCGTTTTAACACCGAGGCGTCGCGCGGGGCGTAGCCACGTTGCGACAGGCCGTCTGGTTAGGCTGAAAACTTAACTCAGCATGCAACTCACCGAACAAGATAAACTCCCAGCCCGCACGATGGAGATCATCTTCACGCACGGCAGCGCGCGAGCCGGTATCGCGATAATGGCACGTCTCTTCAACGAAGGATGGGAGACACTTACAGCGCTTCAGCATGCGGAATGCGGCCACTACTGGACCACCCTTTATCTTCCGCACAACACCGAGGCCAGACAGCCGGCCCCCTAATCTAACGACAGCGTAACCAACCAATGAATACCCTCAAAGCTCCCGCCGGCCGGACCGTAGCCGGCTTGTCTGAGGCGGCCGGTTCTCCCTCCGTAAAATGGCCCATCGTGGTCTCTTTCGGGGGCGGAACCAATAGCGCCGCCATGCTCATCGAAATGGCAGCGGTGCGCCACGTCGTCCCCGATCTAATCCTCTTCTCCGACACTGGAGGTGAGAGGCCCGAGACCTACGAATTCGTGCACGCCTTCTCGGCGTGGCTCGTGATGAAGGGCCTGCCGCCCGTAACCATCGTGAAGGACGGCCGGACCACGCTGGAAGCAGAAGTGCGCGCCGCGAACACGCTGCCCTCTCTGGCGTTCGGCTTCCGATCCTGCTCCGACAAATACAAGGTGCGGCCGCAAAATCGCTACCTCGCCAAGTGGCAACCCGCGCTCGATGCGTGGGCCGCAGGTGGGAAGGTCGTGAAGCTCATCGGCTACGACGTGAATGAGACTCATCGGCTCAAGGACTACGACGACAAGAAATTCGTGGTCCAGTATCCGCTGGTCCACTGGGGCTGGGATCGCGTCTGGTGCGAACGCGTCGTGAGCAAAGCCGGCTTCACGCCGGCAAAGAGCGCATGCTTCTACTGCCCGGCTTCGCGCAAGGTGGACGTGATCGAGCTGGCGAAGAATAACCCGGACCTCTTCGCGCGAGCCGTGGAGATGGAAAGAAACGCCACCGCCGCGACGACGGTGAAGGGCCTCGGGCGGCACTGGTCATGGGAAGATCTGGTGAAGGCCGACAAGGCGCAAATGAAGCTGCTGGAGGATGTGGACGCGTGGCCAATGCCCTGCGGCTGCTTCGATACCGGCTTTTAGGAGAACACCGAGGCATCCAACACGGGCCTCTCTCCGGCCCACGAATAACAAATGCAGCCGACGGCCCGTGTTGGGATCGGCGTCTAGTTCAGCAAAAACGCCACGAAAATGAAACTACATCCAAGTGACATCACGCTTCTGAAAAACATCGCCCGCGCTCAATCGCAGGGCCACGACGGGCTCGCCGCGAAAGGCGACACCTACCAGCACTGCAAGCAGCTCGAAGACGTGGGCCTCATCGAATACGTGAGCGAATGCGAAGTCGTGGACGATGACGGACACATGACCGGCGAAACCTGTGCGTGCTTCGCGCTGGCCAACGATGGCCGGACGCTCCTCGCCGACCTCGGCTGAACACCGAGGCATCCCACGAGCGCAGCTCGTTGGGATAGGCGTCAGGTTAGGCACCCTTTTTATTTCGTATGAACAACATAGATACATCGAAAATGCCACCTGGCCGGGACAACATTCCGGCGACCCATCCCCGCCGGATCGCCAAGCTGGCCGCCGTCTGCACGGCCGACGACCTAAAGAGAGAGCCGGAAGAGGTGCGCAAGCTAGTTGCCAAGCTTCGCGCGGCAGACGCCTGCATCGGCATCTTCGACGACTACGACGAGTCGGAGCTGGCAAGCTTGCCGCCAAGCGTCCGGCGTGCGTGGCAAGTGGGCCAATCGCTCCGTGCCTAACAACCAGCTGAGGAACGCCGGTGGCGGCGATGCCTCGCCCTCTCTCTGACCATGGAAAATCCAACCAACTCCCAACCGCCGGCAGCTACCGGCGTTCCTCCTCCAGCGACTGGTTCGACGATTTTGTGGGATGCCGACGGAGCATGGCTCCGCGGGTATCTCGCCGACGATCCGAAGACGACACTCTTCCTGATCGAGCGCCGGCACGATAAGCCGGACCGCGGCCGCATGACAGGCGGCGTGATCCCCGACGATGAGGACGGCAAGGGGGCGAACGAAAACGCCCTGATCTCGTGGCTACAGGGCTTCGCCGCGCCGGGATACCTCCGTGCTTTCGAGGCCCGTCTCGCCGCGCGCTGCAACGTCCAGCACCGGGACCTTCTGGCGAAGGTGCACGCCGCGGCGAAGGAGCATGGCGGAATCCTCTACGAGCACTCGTGGCTCCACCTCGACGTCGAGCAGGCCCTCGCCGGTTCGTCGAACAACGGCGGTGAGCCATGCGACGGGCGAGGCCCGTCCGTTGGCCGCTTATCGAATAACCCCTGACGCCCATTCGCATTGGCTCTGGCGCCCTGGTTCAGCTCCGAAAATTTAACCTCACAAAAACATGCACATGTCCGAATACACCAAAATCCCGGCCGATCAAATCGACCTGACAATTCTCGATCGCATCACCGAAGCCGATGTCTGTATGTGGGTCGCTGCGCGTCTTTCGGCGAGCCGCTCCGCTGGGCTGCTCACCCCCGATCTCGAACTAAACTGTAATCTGCGCGAATACCGGTGGCAGGAAAACCCATACTACGATCTCTCGTGGACCATGCATGGGCCGGGGCGGGCGCTTGCGATGACGCACGCAACGGTCTCGTCGGCTATCACACACCTGCGAAGCCAGATGGCGGATAATCCAGCGGAAAAGGCGGCTGAAAAACGCGCGGAAGCACGCCGGGCACTAGAAGAAGCCGAGGCGCTGGAAAAGGCAGCTGCTGCGCTTTGCTGAACAAGTGATTGTGCGACTCAGCGTCGGATAACATGAGCACCCGCGAATCTCCCGCCCCAGTCGCCGACTTTGTCGCCGTTCTCGCCGCCCAACTCGGCGTGGACATGGCGAGCATACCGGCCGAGTCGCCCGAGGAGATCGCAACCCGCCGCCAAGCCCGAGCCGCCCGCATGATCGCCGAGCAGGTCGCGGCCGCTCGGCTGGCAGCCTACGAAAGCGACATCGGGCCGACATACCGCACCACCCAGTGGGACAACCCCAACCTTGCCCCGTATGCCCCGCAAATCGCACGCATTCGCGGCTGGCAGCTATCCCCGCGCGGCATCCTGGCAGCCGGTCCGTCCGGCCGCGGCAAGACCCGCGCGATTGCGGATCTATACCGCCGCCTCGCCATCGACGAGCGCGTCACCGTGCGCTACGCCAAAGCGGCCGACTGGTTCGCCCGCCTCAACGAGCAGGTTCGCTACGGCACCGACGACGCCCGCCGATGGGTGCGCGACCAAGCCAACGCCCCCGTATTCATCATGGATGACATCGGGCAGCAGGCCATGCTCTCAGCCCGCGCCGATTGGTCGGAGGGCTGGTTTATGCAGTTCCTCGACATCCGCCGCGAGCTCGCCCTTCCGCTCATCGCCTCGACCAACCTCCGCTCGGCCGAAATCGCCGGCACAAACGACCGCAACGCCATCCGACAAGACGCGATCCTGACCCGCCTCTTGGATATCTGCGAGGTCGTCGACTTCGCGCGGTGAACACCGTTCCAGCCAACTATCCGGAATTTCCGGATAGCTCACGGCGAGCATCGAGCGTTGTTTCTCTACCGCCTAGTTGGGCTCCAGATTTCCCATGAAAACAAAACTCAGTAACATCCAGATCGGCGATAAAGTCATGGTGCGAAATCACTCCGACAACATCGCGCACAAAGCCGGCGACATGGAGATGACCGTGTGCTGCGCCGATGGCCATAGCTTCGCGGTCGATAGCTCGTGCGGCGCTTGGTGGTTCTACCGGGATGCCGGGACATCCTACGCGGGCAACGCGGAAATCATCATGCCTAACACCGATACCAGCAACGCCCGCGAGCGTAACCAAAACTGAAATACACAACGGCCAACTATCCTGAAATTCCGGATAGTTCACAGCGAGCCCCGAGCGTTGTTTCCCGCCGCCTGGTTGGGCAATTTTCCCTCATGACTCCCAAACAAAAATTCGAGCATACCGAAAACCTCACATTCGTCCGCGTGGCCGCTCCTGATCGCATCCAGTTTTGGTGCGAGGAACTCAAGATGTCCATTTTCGTGACCGACCAAGGCATCGAAGCAGCCGGGCCAGACTCCGGATGCGCGTTTGTCACGATGTTAACGGCGGACCGCTTTCAGTCTCTACCCAACACCGAGGCGTCGCGCGGGGCGTAGCCCCGTTGCGACCGGCGGCCGGTTAGGCGCCTCAAATCTTTCGAGTAAAAATCAACCTCAACAAAGGAACTAAAATGGTCGGTGGAAAAGTAATCGAAACAATCGTCGTCGGTGATCGCGTATGGGTGAACACTCAGGACAAGCGCGACACCTGCGCAATCTACGTCGAGAACACGGCGGAGGCTCGCTCCATATCCGAGGGCGACAGTCTGTGGTGGCAAGGCGGATACGCCTACTGGACCGCCAAGGACCGTCGCGGAAAGACGGTCGGCAAGGTCGAAGTGAAGCTCAAGCGCCGCGGATTCTCCGGCGTGAAACGCCCCGAACCCATTTCCGCCTAACCACTGATTCAGCCAACGGCCGTTTGTATATCAGACCGTGCACAACATCGCCTGCGGGGTTGTCGCCATCGCACGGGATGAGCTATCCTCGCAACCATGGAAACACCAACCAACTCCCAACCGCCGGCAGATACCGGCCTTCCTTCCTCAGTGCCTGATTCGGCTCTCTTGTGGCGGCCTTCGGCTTGGCCTGCGGTTCCGCCCGAGCCGGTGGCCATCCTGACTTACGCCGGACTGCGCTACGAAATCCCCTACTCTCTCATCAACTGGATGGCCGGATGGATAGCAGTCGGCGCAAAGGGGTCACACGCCCCGCTGGATGCCGAGCAGGCTATTCGCGCCGCACTCAGCGAAATCGAAAGCGCCATGAAGCGATCCGCGCTCAACCAATAAGCATCGCACCCGACCACTGCCCCGCCTGCCTCGCTCGCAACATCGTCGCCACACTCGGCGGACCTACTTGCACGCATCAGCCCAAGAGCGGTATCGCTTGGTTCGCTGAGCGGTTCGATCCGGCGGGGAAACCAACGAGCTCGAATCCAAGCTGGACGACGCCCGCAAGGAACGAGACATCGCAAATGCCAAGGTTCAGTGCAAGGACGAGGAAATTGGCCGGCTGATGGCACTGATCTCCACATGTGAGCCGGCAACCAAGGCACACGTATAACCAGCAAAGGCTTACCGCTCCCGCTCGCCTTGCCGCCTGCGCTTCGCGTCGGCGCGCAACCGTATGCTATACGGCTTTCACCCTTCGGGAGGCCTGTCGAGTCTAAATGTATTCACGTATCCATTACAGATCAATATCGCACCCCGGGGGAGGGGTAAAAGCCTATGGACCAACAGCCTAGACCACACTTGGTGTCTTCAAGAAAACACAGGGAGTTTTGATAGGGGCGGGGGTTTCTGCTTGTGCACTAGTCGTGGGTTGTGCTATTGCGTCACCCTGTCGCAGCGCTCGCGAAAATGCCGCAACGTCCACCAACTTTAGGAGCCCGCCCGAGAATTACCGCGCCAACGGTCGCGCGGGTTGACCGTCGCCCGTCTTCGGCTGCGCGTGGGTATGGTGCGAGGTGGCAGAAGGCGGCAGCGCTACACCTCGCGCAGAATCCGCTTTGCGCGCGGTGCCTGTCGGTGAATCGGTCAACGCTCGCCGAGTTGGTCGACCACATCACGCCGGTTCACGGCGAGTCCGACGCCAACTTTTTCAACCCAGACAACCATCAATCGCTCTGCCGCCGATGCCACGCCGTGAAGACTCACGCGGACCGGCGTGCGGGGCTGACGCGGAAAGACTAAAAACCATGAGCGACCAGATCCAAATCGAAGATTACGCGGGCGGCTTCATCGTCGTCGACTACTCGGGCAAGCGAGGCAAGTTTAGCGCCGCTTTCGTAGGGAAAGACGGAGTGTGGAAGCATCAGCCGATTAGCCTTATCCCCTTCGAGACGAGGGAAGCGGCCGAGGCATGGGCTTCGGCTAATGCCTAACCATGGGCCAACGAGGACCACTTCCGCGCGCCGCGACTGGCAACAAAACCGGCAACACGTCGGCCGGTGAGCCGTTGCCGCCTCCGCCTGACTGGCTGCTTCCGGGAGCGGCTGCGGAGTATCGGCGCATCGCGGATACCGTGAAGACGTTGACCGCGGCGGACTCGGTTTTGCTAGCGATCTATGCGCAGGCGGTGAACGAAGCCGCGGAGCTTTCGCGCAAGATAAATCCGGACAACATGGCGCTCACATCCGGAGCTGGCGGGCAGTATGTGAACCCGCTGGTCAATATCCGCATATCCAGCCAGAAGACTATTGAACGCTGCGCTGATAAACTTGGCCTGTCGCCTGCCGCCCGTGCGCGGTCCGGCTCGCCCGCCGGCTTGCCTGCATCCGATTCACCGACCGGCCCCGCTGCATTCGCCGCCGAGCACGGCGCCGACGCCGCATGATCGCACCCGCCGCGAAGCCCGAGCGATTCCTTGGCTCCAAGGAGCTGCCCGACGCCCTCGCTGCGGCCGGGCTTGAGCGCGTCAATTCCGAGTGGGATGCGCAGCGGCTCATCAAGGCCATGCGCGAAACCGGCGCCCCTGTCGCCTGCCGCTACACTGTTCGCGCGTCCGATGCCGTCGCCTGGATACTCGCGCACCCCGAGTGGTCGCCTCGCTCCTCCACTCGACGCGCCGCCGGCCTGTTCTCGCTGCCAACATGACACCCGTCGCGCCCAAGCCGCGCGCCGGCCGGGCGGCCAAGTTGAAAGCCAAGCGGTGGGTGTTCACCGCCAAGGATCTCGCCGCCTACCCGCAAGACGATCCGGCGCGCCCTTTCGCCGAGGACGTCGCCGCCCACCCCAAGAAGCATAATCGCTGGGTGCACCTCGCGTGCAAACGCCACGCGCTCGACCTCGGTTTTTCCCGCAGCGCCTCGTATCCATTCGTCTACGACGTGCGCCGCGCCGCGCGTCCCGCCGCCTTCGCCGCCGAGTTCAAGGGCTTGCAGGGCCACGGGGCCGGCGAACCGCTGCGCTTCCTGCCGTGGCAACGTTTCTGCGCCGCGATGATCTTCGGATGGCGGAAGCGTGAGAACCCGCAAAAACGCCGCTTCCGCTACGCGCTCATAAAGGTCCCCCGCAAGAACGGGAAAACCGGCTTCATCGCGCCGCTCGGCCTCTTCCAGCTCTCGCACCCCCCGCCGGGCTCCAACGCAAAAGTCTACTCGCTCGCGACCAAGGAGGAGATTGCCAAGATCGCGCTGAAAGACGACGCGATGGGGCTCCTTCGCACGAGCGCCGAGTGGTCGCCACACTTCCGCGCCTATCACAAGACACTCAAGCACCACGCCAGCAACTCGGAGTGGATACCGCTCGGCTCCGATTCTGACACGCTCGACGGCCTGCGCCCCGAGTTGGTCAACATGGACGAGCTCCACGCGTGGAAGGATCGCCGCTTGTGGGACGTAATGAACTCGGCCTGCGGCGCCGCTTTCTCTCCGCTCATCCTGCAAATCACCACCGAGGGCGACGACCCTTGCGGCCTCCTCAAAGAGCAGGACGACCGCGTCGTCGCCGTGCTCGAGGCGGTTGAGCGCGAAACCTACCGCGGCCTGCCCGAGGGCTCGACCGCCGACGAAGGCATTTACTTCGGCGCCCTCTGGCAGCCGGACAAGGGCGACAAGTGGGACGACGAGGCGACATGGCACAAGGCAAACCCATCGCTCGGCACCGTGAAAGACCTCGGCGAAATGCGCTCCCTCATGGCCGGCGCGCGCTCCTCCATGTCGGCCCGCCGCGACTTCCTCACAAAGCAGCTCAACATCCGCCAGACCACCGGACCCGAGCGCTGGCTCGACCCAGAAGCGTGGTGCTCAGGAAGCGTCAGCCCACTGTCACACGGAGAGTGCTGGGAGCGAATGAAAGGATTGCGTGTTTGGTGCGGACTCGACCTAGCCCTAAGTGGTGATCTAAGCGCATTCTGCGCTATCGCAGAAGACCCCGAAAACCCAAACAGATTACTTGCGGCCTGGCGTTTTTGGGTGCCGGACGAAGACCTTATAGGCCGCTGCTCAAGGGACCATTTGCCATACGACTTATGGGCGTGCGAGGGCTTTCTGACTCTGACACCGGGAAACGTTTCGGACATAGTGCAAATCGAAAAGGACATCGTAGACCAAATTGCCGATTCCGAATTAGGCTTCATTTCCTATGATCCTGCCTACGCGCGAGCAATCGGGCAGCGGTTTCAGGACGAGCACGGCATGCCAACACTCACGTGTTTGCAGCGATACTCCACCATGACAGCGCCGCTTCTCGAAATGGAGCGGTATGTCGTTTCGCGATCTCTCGACCACGGAGGAAATCCAATCGCCGAAAATCACGCGAGAAACGCAATTATTCTTCGTGGTCAAAGCGGGGGGATGCTGCTTGCGAAATACAAAAACACGGGCCGCATCGATGGCATGGCCGCGCTAGCCATGGCGCTTTTTTCCCGCCAGCAATCACAGGCCAACCCCGCGCCCGCCGCTGGAATGGCGATGGTGTAGGTCCGCGGCGTCAAGTTTTTGCACGGAACCGCAAGGAGCCGTAAGAAAATGAGCGGGCTGTGGTGTAGCGGGAAAGCGGATACTTCCCACGCTCGCCGGCGTGGGCTTCTTCCCGATCAACCGCAAGGACCATCCGGTCGTCTGGCGCAATCGCGCGCTTCAGGCAGAGCGGGCCTTGGCTGAGCGCGGCGAGGAAAGGAGCGGTAACTACTCGCTCAATAGCGACCGGGCTTACGAGATCTTTGTCGGGTCTAGCTCCTCATCTGGTGCGGCAGTCAACACTCACACGGCGCTAGGCGTCTCCGCTGTAACCGCATGTGTCGGCCTGCTGGCTGACATGGTTGCGCTTCTGCCTTGCCACCTCGTGCGTGAGACCGACCGCGGCGACGTCCCGTTCAAGAACCACCCGGCCGCGCAGGCAATCGAGCGCCCGGGCGACCTTCACACCTCTTTTGAAATGCGGCAGCTCGTGCAAACGGGCGCCGGTCTCGGTGGCAACGGTTACGCCCGCGTGCACCGCGACGGCGCCGGCAACCCCGGCGAGCTTGAGTGGCTTTCCCCGGTGGATGTCTGCCCGCAGCGCCTGACTGGCCAGCGCTTCATCACCTACCGTGTCAACGGTGAGCGAAATCTGCTCACGCGCTACGACATCGCGCACGTCCGCGCGCTATCGACCGACGGGATAATGGGCCGTTCGCCCGTTACCATGCTGCGCGAGTCCATCGGGACGAGCATTGCGCAACGCGAGGCTTCCGGCCGGATGATTAGCAACGGCGCCCGCTTCGGTGGAGTCATTGAAGCGCCGGCCGCGCTTCGCAAGGATCAGCTTGAGGACGTCCGACGCGAGTGGGCCGCCCGCCACGAAGGCGCCGGAAACTCCGGAAAGACCCCCGTCTTGTGGGGTGTTCAATTCAAGGCCGTTGGCGGCATGTCCGCGCGCGACGCAGAGTTTATAGAATCCCGGCGTTTCGAGCTCCAGGAGATCGCGCGACTCTACCGCATTCCGCCCGTCCTCATCGGCGACACGACCGCCGCGACCAGCTTCGGCGCCGGCATCGAACAGATGAATTTGGCGCTGCTCGCCTACTGCCTGAATCCGTGGCTCGTGAACTGGGAGCAGTCGCTAAACTACACGCTGCTCACCACCGACGAGCTTCGCGCGGGCCTCCGCTTCAAGTTCGACCGCGAGGAAATCGCGGCCGTGGCGCTGCAAGCTCAAGCCGCGTTCATCTCCACGATGCGGACGACGGGCGTGTTCTCGCCGAACGATTCCCGCGAGTGGTTGGGCTACTCCAAGAGTGACGCGCCCGGCATGGATGACGCCCGCGCCCCGCTCAACTCCTCTTCAAGCGGCACGCCGGCCAATGAGCCCGCGGCCGATCCCAAGACCGAACCCGCCGCCGCCTGACCATGAGCACCGCCACGCCAGCCTTCAACCAGCCACCCATTGAGCGCCGCTTCACCGCGGGCGCCGTCGAGCTCCGCTCCGAAGGCGAGGGCGCCAGCGCCAAGCGCAAGGTTCGCGGATACGCCGCCGTCTTCAATTCCGACTCCGAAAACCTCGGCACCGAGAAATAC